CCATCTCTACTTTTGCTTGACTCGTTTACGTAATTTACAAAGCTATTATTATTTTCAAACTTGTTTAGTAGTGTTAAGTAAATTTCAGGGCTTATAATAGCCTTAATTTTGTCAGTACTGTAATTGTAGTACTTAGGACTATAAAGTCCGTCAAAAGTGATATAATTATTATCAGTAAATAAGTCAAACTCATCGTTAAATAATTCTAAAATACAGTCAAAAATATGTTGAGATAATTCTAAATGTAAATTAGTGTATTCAATTTTTTCGGTTTCTTCTTCCGTTAAATAGCCCTCTGAAATTTCACTTTCTATTATACCATCTATTATTGAATCGTAAACCGAGCAATAAAAACCCTCGAAAGGAATGTAAAATTTTATATTGTTATTCATTGTTATTATTTTTTAAGTTATTAATTTTTATAAACTCTTCCCCCCAATTATATATATTGACAATATATTTGTCTTTGTGCGAAGCTCTACAAATTACATTTGCCCCGTTAAATTGTAAAATATTTATTGCCTGTTGCAACACATTTCCAGTTTTATAACAATAGCTAAAAATCTTACTTTCTTTTTTATCATAATAATTGTCAGTTAATTTAATACGTGAGCCTCTGTGATTTGTAGGTGCTAAAAAAGTTACATTAATGGCACGTGTATTTTTTATTTTATAATATTCCATCTTATTTATTTTTAATATAATTTTACTATTTGATTTGTCCCAATATCGAATTTAAAAAAGTAAAATTTTATGTGATTTTCATTGTTATAATTCGGTTTCATATCGTAAGGAATTCTATAAACAGCACTATCTTCGTAAATTGGCGAACCATCTAAAGAGCCACCAAAAGTGGAAAAAGTATCTTTAAATTGCTTAGACATTTTGTTTAACACTTCGTAAACCTCTTTTTCACTGTCAACCATCTTAATATAGGTATTTAAATTATCTTTTATAATGTACTTAAAATTATTTTTCATCTTATTTGTTTTTATTGGTTTATATATTTTAAAATCCGAAATTTATATTTTGTTTTGTAGCCTCTTTATTTTGTTGTTTAATTTGTTTTTTTAGTTTCTTAACTAAGTGCAACAAATATAGGTTGTCCGTTGCTGTTGCCAATTCTTTGATTTGTTTAATTGTTTCCTTCATTGTTTTAGTTTTAAACAAGTAGCTTAATTGCTAACTTGAAGCAAATCTACAACAATTATTTAAATAAACAACAAAAAAAACAAAAAACTTTACAATTTAACTTTTTTTATGTGTCAATACTATTTTGATGCTGTTGTAAATTTGTGATATAATTTTAAAGTAATGAACACGCACACAACTACAATAATTTTTTCACATACACAAATAAATTTACTATTTATTCTCAGTCTAAATAAGCTATTTAGAATTATTACAGATAACAAAAATACCCCCATCATATTAAACGACCCCCATTATATTAAACACAGGCTTACCCCATCATATTAAACATTCCCCATCATATTAAACATAGAATTATTTTCTACCCCATCATATTAAACAAAAAAAGGGAGACAAAATTAATTGACCCCCTTCATATTAAACATTTTATTTTTACCTTATCACATAAACTCCAGAGTTTACTCCTTGCACTAAGTACATCATACCATACCTAATAGCATCTATAAAGTGATTAAACTTATCTATTGGTGCTTCACCCTTATCCTTCCATACATAGTTGTTTAGCTCTCTTATTATACCGTGAGAACCTCTATCTACTACTATCTCATAGTCTTGCATAAGTGCAATACCAGATAATATACTACCTTTCTTCTTGATTGTAGGCTTTATGTTAAGACCCAATGTTTTTAGTTCTGATATTAAACGTGGTTCACTATTATCACAGATAATCAAATCCATACCACACTCATTCTTATTCCTTGTAGCTACCTCAGATGTGTTTAGATGTGCTTTTCCGTAGATTTCCTTAACCCAAACCTTTCTTGCGTGTTTATCTATAGAAATCTTCACAAGTGTCGTTAAATCGGCTGAAAACCCAAAATCCTGCCCATAGCAAGTAAGTTCTGTAGGAATAAAGTCTCCAACTCTCCATTTTCTTATAATAGTACCTTCTGCTTTCTCAAGCCAACCTCCTAATATCTGATGTTGGTATTTATCTGGTCTCTTACGTTTCATTTCATATATTCTCTGTAAAAACGACTGAGATAAGTTCTTCTTGTTATCCTTATAAGTTGTATGCACATAAGTAACATTACCTTTTATAGTATTAGATGCTGCCAATACGTTTTCGTTCTGAAAGAATCTTTGATATATCCAATGCTCTTTAGTTGTTGGATTCAGTATCAATATAACTCTGTTTTGCTTAACTTGTGAACGTATAGAGAAGTCTATCTTATCAAAAACACCTTCATCTACAAGTTCCTCTGCTTCATCGACTACAAACGTAGTTATACCATTTAAAGACTTTAAAGCAGCAGTTTGATTACCTGATGATGTCCTAATACCCTTAAATATGATAGAACTACCTGTTTTAAGGTTCATAATCTCATCTTTAGTTATCCTAAAGTCTTCGTGAACACCCATTAGGTTAATTTTCTCAATAAATTCAGGTATAATAGATGTATGTGCTGACATCATCGTATATCTTGAGAACAAAACCTTATGCCCTACCTCATAGGTAAGATTTAGCAAGAAAACATTGATTCCAAACGACTTTCCACTACCCCTACCTCCTGTAACAACAAAATACCTACTCTCATTCTTGAAAATAGGTATGTATTTCTCGTGTATGTCTATCTTACTCATCTTTTGGTGTTACGTCTATAATCTTCTCCTTAATCTTCTTACCTTCAACACTATCTCCAAAGAAATTAATCACAGGTGCTTGAACTTTGTTGTTAACAGTCTCTTTATCGTCTCCATAAGCAAAATCCATAAGCAATTTCATATGATTATAGCTACCTTCTTCTGCTTTCTTAGCTAAACTCTCAAAAGCGTTTACTTCGCTCCCAAATACGTTCTTAATAGCCTTTTTAGCGTATTGTTTCTTCCTATTCTTCTTTGCAGTATTCATTGCAGGTTTATTAGACCTCTCTTTTTCTGGAATTGGTAACTTGGGAATAGATTTCTTACGACTATTCCCTTTTCTACCATCTGTTGGCTTAATCTCTTGTGAATTACTCATATTATGATAACTAAAGTGTTGTTATTTTGTTTTTTAGCTATAGTAGTAATAGTTGTCTTGCTGACCTCTTTCCGCATCATAATAGTTCTTGGTAATTTGTATTTCGTACTCCAATAGACCAGATAAGTAACCACATAGAAAGGTAATATCCTCATCAGATAAGTCATAAACATCTTCTCCTTCTAATATGTCTATTCTTAACACCTCATTGATGTCAAGGAATAAGTCTATTGTAAAATCTTCTCCTTCGTAATAGATAGAAACCTCATTTGGAAGTGGGTTCGATGAAAACCCTTCTGTTGAATATTCTGGTCTGATTGATAATATCTTGTCCTTTAGTTGTTCTTTCATAATGTACTTTTTAAAACATTGTTAGTTGTGATGTAAATGGTTTTATTCTTTTTTCAGCGTAATCACATTGCTCTTTACTTATTTCGCTACCAATATATTCGTGTCCTTCAATAACACAAGCAACAGCAGTAGTTCCTGTTCCCATAAAAGGGTCGTAAATAATACTATTAGGTTTAGCATAAGTATTTGTTAGTTTTCTTACAAACTCCGTACTAAAAGTAGCTTTGTTTAAGTCAGTAGAACTGTCATTATTTTTAGCGTTTATGAAATTAAAAACATTCTCATAGACAGATTGACCTGTTTCTCTTTTACTTAACTCCTTTTTATTACATTTAAAAGTATGGAACTCATCCTTTCTACAAAATACATAAACGTATTCAACTATTCTTGTCATTTTATTGTGAGATACGTTATTAGGTGTAGCAGAGTTTTTTTTCCATACAATGATGTCTGCTAAAGTAAAATCACTTCTCCTAATAATATCAGCTACAACCAAACTCATTAAAGTAGTATTCTCTGTTCCGTAACTCATATTATAAAGAACAACTCCATCGTTTTTTAATACCTTGTTAAACCCTTTGAATATTTCTAAAGTCCAATCAATGTACTCTTCATTACTCATACCATCTTTGTACAAGTCATAACCTCTATCTGTTGAATTAGGTCTTATTATATTATATGGAGGAGAGGTAACAACTAAGTCAATAGTTTTAGAGTCCATCCTAACCATAGTATCTATATTACTTTCGTTGTATATCTTATTCATAAGCACCTGTTGTTTTATTTCTAACCTCATCACTTCTCTTTACTTCTGTAAATTCTTTTGATTGATTCTCAAAACCTAATCTTGATATAATATTTATACCTACAATTTCAACTGGCTCTGAAATATTTAATTTAGATAACACTTTTTTATTGTAAAACATATTGCCATCATTCTTGTAAACCAATTTGTTTAACTCATAGGTTCTGTTTTTGTAACTTATTGTTAAATCACAGAATACTATTTCTTTTAAACTTACATCACTATTCATATATTAATGATTTTTTATATTATTGTATGTAGTTATCTTGCTTTGTATGTGCTTTTTAAACTCAGTTATAGATGTTAGTTTAGGGTGGTTTATTGAAGCCATATCGTCATATTCTGATATTATGTAATCCATAACATTGTAATCTACATTTTCTTTACTGTAAGCAATAGCAATTAACTCTCTGATTGAAAATGCCTGTATCTTAGATTTAGTGTATTTTACTACTAAGTTAGATAACCTTTCAAGTAGATAGTAAGCTAACTCTTCATTTTTAATATTGGCTTTACCTTTCTTGAATCTTGAAGCACTAAATTGACCAAAGAAACAATTAATAATATTACCTACAGATAACATTTTATTATGTCTCAAATAAGCCTCATAAACAATATTGTACTCTTCATTTTCTTTCGCAAATGCTTTCAAATAATCAACATTAGTCCAAGCCTTGTTTCCGTTGTTTAAGTTTATAATACAATCTAAGTGTTCTTTTTCTTTATCAGTGTCAATCCAATCAACTATGTAAGCTGGAATTGTTGATTGATTTAAGAATTTAGCACACTGTATTCTGTGATGTCCTTCAATTACATCCCCTTTTGACGATATAACTACTGGCATCATCCATCCAAACTGCTTTAGCTTTAATTTAAAGTTTTCAGCGTGTTTAATAACAGTATCTCTATTTATAGATGCCATCTTTACTTCATTTAATGGGTAATAAGGATTATAATTTCCTCTTTTAATTTCTTGATTAATCATTTTGTTTGTTTTTAATTATTAATATTATTTTGTTATGAGACAAATCTACAATACTTTTTTAGATTGACAATACTTTTTAACAAATTTTAACATTTCTTTAACATTTAAACTAAAAAAGGAAGCTAATTAGCCTCCCTTAATAGTTCTATCTCTCTCTCTAAGTAGTCCTTTGCTTTAATCAAGTCAAGCAATTCATCTTGTTTCTTACCTGCTCTTGCAACATACTTAATGATGTTACCTCTACAGAAGTTCAAGTCGTAATCCCTTATAACATCTATAATGTCATAGTCTTTACCATTCTCGTAATGTGGTTGTGTGCCTCTCATAATTAGTTGTCTTTAATTGTAACTATTATTTTTATTACTATTATTATAAGTACTATAATTATTATTCCCATAATTTATTTATTTACGTTATATTAGAAATGCACTTCCTAAATCAGACTCGCCTTGTATTATCTGACATTTATCTTTATTCTTCCAGCTCCAAGATTTAATCCTTAAACTAACAATCTCTCTTACTTCATCCCTTCTATCTTGTGGAACGCTATCTATAAGGATGTCTAAAGCATCTTTATTTTTATTTGATATACTTGTGTGTAAATTCTGTTTAATGTCTTTAATCGCCTTCTTTTGAGTCTGCTCTATTGACAAAAACTCTTCAGCTCTATCATTAAAGTAAATATTATATCTGTTTCTAAATACTGCATAAGACTTGTAGTAAATACCTATCTTGTGTAAAGCGTGAGTTATAGATGAGCGACCTTTGTTAACCCCTCTTAACTCGAACCATTCTGAAATCATCCTATCATTCATAAAGTTTAAATCTTTTAGAATCTTATAGAAAAGTGTTCTGGTAATCATTATATCTGTCTCTCTTGAATTGCTATTTAACTGTATTCCTGTTAAATCTTCAAAGTCTTTTGCTAATTCGTCTGCGTTATCTTTATTATATCCTAACATATTGTTTGTTTTAATTTAAATTATTGTTTTCTTTTATATTATCTATCTCTACCATAACCTTAGTGAAGGTATTCATATGATGCCAATCTAAGGCTTTCTTTATACCAGCACAAGCTAAGTAGTACTCTTGTTCTTCGTAATGCTCTAAGACCTCTTCTAAGACGTATTTAGGACAACCTTCTTGTATTTCAATTA